TCTATAGGATATAAAGTTGATCCCGATAAGCAGGAATACGATTCTAGACGAAGACGTAGGATGCTAAAAGAGATTGACCTTATGGAGATCAGTCTTGTTACTTTCCCTATGAACCCCCAAGCTAGGGTTTCAGCAGTAAAAGGGGCAGACATGACGATCCGAGAATGGGAGGGATTTCTTCGGGACGAAGGAAACTTGAGCCGTTCGGAATCTAAGGCTTGTGCAAAAGCACTCGTTGAATCGCTGACAAAACAACGGGATGTTGGTCAGGGCGAAAAAGCGCTTGTTGATTCAATAAAGAATCTTACAAGTTTATTTAAATCTAATGGACAGAAAGGACAGTAATATGTCTGATTCACAGCAAGAAGTCCAAGAGGCAGTTACCGAATTTGGTAAAACGTTTGAGGAATTTAAAGCCACAAATGATAAGCGCCTTGAGGAAATCGAAGCAAAGGGTCATAGCGACATCGTAACAGACGAAAAGCTAGACCGTATTAATAAGCATCTTGATGATATGGAAGATGTAAACCAAAAGCTAACTAAACAGGCGTTAGAAGCTAAAGAAGTTAATGAGCGAGTTGATCGTTTAGAGACTGAGCTAAAGCGTCCTAATGTTGGTGAAGTAGAGTCAAAGCAAATTGATGAAACGCTATTTGCTTATGACAAATACCTACGCAAGGGCAGAGAGAGCTTGGATCAAATGGAAACAAAGGTTTTGACTGTTTCTAATGATACAGGCGGCGGCTATCTTGCACCACCAGAGTACGTTCGAGAAATTGTGAAGAAGGTTACAGAAATGTCACCTATTCGCTCAATAGCTCGTGTTCGCGCTACTTCGTCAAGAAGTGTTCAGATACCAACTCGTACGGGCCAATTTTCCGCAAGTTGGGTTGCTGAGACTGGAACTCGCGCAGAGACTACTGGTTTAACCTACGGCATGGAAGAGATCGCCGCTCATGAGCAGTATGCTCTAGTGGATATTTCGGAGCAGGACGTTGAGGATAGTGCTTTCAACATGGAGAGCGAGTTATCTGAAGAGTTCGCAACGCAGTTTGCTAAAGGTGAAGGCACAGCTTTTGTTAACGGTACAGCCGCTGGTCAGCCAGAAGGTTATATGGTTAATGCTAGTGTTGCTCAAACAATCTCTGGTCATGCGACAACCCTAACGGCCGCTGGTCTTATCAACTTGTATTCTGAAGTTAAAACCGATTATGCTAGAAATGGCGTGTTTGTTTTTAATAGGTCTACACTAGGTAAGATACGTCAAATCGTAGATACGAATGGTAGCTATGTTTTCCAAGCTGGTTTTAGTTTGCAAGTTGGCGTTCCTAATACAATCCTTGGTCAGCCTTATGTAGAAGCAAGCGATATGGCAGACGTTGCCGCTGGCTCTTTTTCGGTGGCTTTCGGTGACTTCCGTAGAGGTTACATGATTGTAGATCGTATTCAGTTAGCAATACTTCGTGATCCGTTCACACAAGCAACCACTGGTACTATTCGGTATGTTGCTAGACGTAGGGTTGGTGGTCAGGTTATTTTGGCTGAAGCAATCCGTAAACAAAAAACAAGCGCATAAGGAGGGCTTGAAATATGACTTATGATTTAGCAAATAGCCTAACTGCGGTACAGCTACTTGACCCTGCTAATACTACGGCTACGGTCACTAGCGATACTTTGGATAGGCAGGAAAGCATTGGTTCACCAATGATAATCGTGGCTGTAGGCGAAAGTGGAGACACTTTGTCTAGTACAGTCCTCTGGAGCTTGAGTATTCAAGATTCCCCAGATGATAGTACTTGGACTGCTGTAACAGATAATTCTCGCGTATCATTCGCTGACGTAGCGGCTGGTGGTATTTACGCGGTAATTGATGCGGCGGCTGAAGATGATGCTTCATATCCAATAGGCTACACTGGCCCAGAAAGATATGTTCGCGTTCTCGCAACTAAAACGGGTACTCACTCTAACGGCACACCGATTGGTGTAGTTGCTGTTATTGAGAATATCCACAAGCCATCTTCTGGTTCCGATAACGGTACTGCAACGGCTTAATTAAATAGAGATGGTGGTTAACAATTTTTAGTTACGCTGTAACGGTGTATATGTTGTTAGCCACCAATTCTAAGGTGGAGGCGGATAATGAGTATAAGTTATCTGTCCCTCAAGAATTAAAAGATAATAACAACCAAGATTCGAGTATAAATATTCTAGATACTAGGAGTTATCATGAAAATTAAAATGACTAGCACAATGAAGGGCGCATCTAATTCAATGGGTACGTACACTATGGATTACCTTGAGGGCGAGAGTTATGATATGGACGCTGGATGGCAGGAAGATATAGCCAAGGTATTCATAGACAATAACGCCGCTCAAGAAGTCGGGGGAGGAAAGAAGAAAAAAGTAGTATCCCCAGTGGAAACAAAAACCGCCGCAGATAAGTAGAATCAGATGTCGGGTGTAGTTGTCCATACAGCAGAGACTACAGATGTTATATCAGATACTGAAGTTAAGACTCAGTTACGAATAGCAACTAGCGATAGCACCCATAATACTTTGATAGGTGTCTGCAAGGACGCGGCTATAGCCATCGCAAAAGAGAACTTAAATAGGTCTTTAATCCACAGAACTTTAGTACTCAGCCTAGATCACATGGGCAACGAAAACGATGTATTACCAGATAGGGAAGGTATAACCGTCGGGCCTTACTTAACATTTAGAAAAAGAAAGGTTCACTTGCCGTTTTCCCCGTTGGTGTCAGTAACCCACGTAAAAACATATAATGATGCGGATGAAGCAACGACTATGGCAACCTCAACATATTATGTTGATACAGTGTCTGAAATAGGCCGTGTGGTGCTGAGAACGGGAGAGACATGGCCTGATATGCTTAGAGTAGCTAATGCTCTTGAAATCAAGTATGTGGCTGGATATGGGTCAGCAGTATCTAGTGTGCCTGATTCAATACGACAAGGAATAATTATATTAGCGGCGCATCTATTTGAGAACCCCGATTTAGTTATTAAAGGGGACAGCTCAACAATGATACCATCGTTAGTTAACGCTTGTTGGAATCCATATAAAGTAAGGCGCTTTGGAATTGGATTGGGATAATGGCAAAATTCCCTTATGCTGGAGATTTGCGACACAGTATAACCCTACAAACCCGTTCAAGAAGTACCGATAGCGGTGGGGGCTTTACAAGTAGCTGGGGAAACACAAGAGTCCTTTTCGCCAAAATTGCTCCTGTTACTGGGAATAACCCCTATTCTAGCGGTAGGATTGAGCATGATCTTACTCACGATTTTTATACTCGCTACTATTCTAATATTAATTACAGTAGCGGAGGCGCTCAAATGCGGATTTCTTGGAGCGATTCGGGCGTGGCGAGGACTTTTAGCGTAAAGTATGTAATCACAATAGATGAGAGAGATCGTTTTCTACTATTTCGAACATCAGAAGGCGCGGCCAATGACAGTTAAAATGAAGGTTGTAAACGCAAGCCAGTTCAATGCTAAAATAAATAAACAAAGCAATGATGTCCTAAAAAATTTAGTTAGAGCCGTCAGAATAGCCACCTCAGAGACAAGGAATGTTGCTGTGACTAGTATTGCAAGCAACCCAAGGAGCGGAGGCTCTGAGACGCGTTATAACCCCACTAGGACTATAAGCATATCATCAGCGGGGGATGCTCCAGCAGGAGATACTGGATTCTTAGCATCAAACATACATTTGTCACTATCTGCCGATGGTTTAAGCGGTGAAGTAGAGAGTAGAGCCGATTATTCAGCGGCGTTGGAGTTCGGGACAATAAATATGGCGGCTAGACCCTTTTTACAGCCAGCCCTAGAGCAAGGGAAAAGAAAATACCAAAGAATGTTTTCTAAAGCAGTAAAGGATGGCATCTGATGGAAAAAAAAGATACTTGGCAATATCGTTTATGCGAAGTGATTAATAGTATAAAATCATACACGTTATTGCTAGCTCTACAAAGTGAGACTAAAGTTACCGATAGGACAAGGAAAACACTCAAGAATAAAGTAGATGAACATAATGATGATTATGGAGATAAGAAGGGTAAGAGGGTAACGGTAAGTATGCTTTCTAACGTGTTTAGCAGAGGTATAGGGGCATTTAGAACTAACCCAGCTAGCGTTAGACCAAACGTTCAATCTGAAGATCAGTGGGCGTATGCAAGAGTTAATGCGTTTTTATACGCGGTTAGAACTGGGAAATTCAAGGGCGGCAAGTTTGATACTGATTTGTTGCCAAAAGATCACCCTTTACATAGTGGTAAAGATTAATGGCATATCATGGGTTTGCAATACAGGAGGCTTTGTTTTCTAGGCTTAACGGCGATTCAGCACTAGGAAATTTAGTTACAGGAGTTTTTGATGCTGTACCAGACGACGTAAGTATGCCAATATGTGTTATAGGTCCGTCAACTAGCAATGATGACGGTACTAAAGGTTTAGATGCAAGAGATTATATATTTAATGTTGACGTTTGGTCTAGCTATAGAGGATTAAAAGAAACAAAGAATATCATTAAACAAGTTTATAGTTTATTACATGAATATGCGCTTTCCGTGTCAGGTGCATCCCTAGTAACCTTACGATGTGAGTTTACAACGGAACTGTTAGAAGATAACGGCGTAACTCGTCACGGAGTTATGCGATTTAGAGCGTTTGTAACCGATACGTAGGAGAAAAAAATGGTAGCTCAAGCAGGTAGATTGTTACTTGTCAAAATAGGAAATGCGGCATCACCAGAGGTCTTTACGGCTGTCGGTGGTATGCGTTCTACTACGATGACACTTAATGATGAAACGGTTGATATCACTAATAAGGATTCAACCAACCAAGCAAGGGTATTACTGCCCACTGCTGGCGTTAAAAGCGCAACAATATCTGGATCAGGTGTCTTTACGGATTCTGCTTCAGAAACAACATTATATGGAAAGTGGCACAACGCGGCTTTTGGTAACTATCAATTCTTAGTTCCAAACCTAATTACGTTGACAGGTTCTTTCCAACTTACCAGCCTTGAATATGCTGGCGAATATAATGGAGAAGTCAACTATAGTATGTCATTCGAGAGTTCGGGTGATATTACAATTTCTACGGTATAGGTGTATAGATGGCTTGGTTAGAAACTGAAATCGTTGTCTCAGGTGAGACGGTAAATGGCGGTATAAATAGCCGCGACGACTCCGTGTTAATAGAAATACCTTATCAAGATGGGGTAGAAGTGGGTGGTAAAGTTACTGTCTCTAGCGATGATTTCACAATAGTGTCCGTTGATAACGTAGGCGGGCGAGATGAAACATTATCTTTAGAGGTGAGCAATGACAAATCCGTTTCGCGGAGAACTGGAAGTAAATCTAAACGGCAAGAAGTATCAGACGAGGATGACGGTTGACGCCTGTATGAAGGTTGAGTCAACAACGGGTCAGAGTCTAGTACGTATAACCACGCTTTTGTCGGATGGATCATTAACTATGACCGACATGGTTAAAATTCTACATCCAGCGATACGTGGTGGAGGTAACGATGTTACAGAAACTGAAGTCGCTAATATCATATATGAATCAGGTGTTGCTAAAAGCATGGTCGCTGTTGGTGAGGTGTTATCTAATGTTCTCAGCGGTGCTAGAGGAAGCGATGACGAAGGTGAATCTGAAGAAAAAAAGACCGAAGAAGTGACCGAATAGTTGTTGATACGATACCGTGGGAACGCTTCATACAGATAGGTATCGGAATCTTGGGTATTCCGCCAAGCGAATTTTGGAATATGGGATTTCCAGAGCTTTATTTAGCTATAGAAGGATATACAGAGGCAAACAGATCAGAGACAGAAAAACCAGTTACGAAAGATGAAGTTAGAAATATGATGGAGTTATACCCCGACTAATGGCAACTGTAGATACATTACTGGTTAAAATTGAAGCTGATATGAGCGGGTTGCGCCGTGATCTCAATAAAGTTCAATCAAATGTTAAAAAAACCACAGGGGGCATGACAAAGGCTTTTAAAGCGGCTGGAGGCGCGGCGGCGCTATACTTGGGCGCTAGGATGGTTGCTACTGTTGCAGGAGCCGCAAAATCGCTTGTAGACCTAGCTGGTGACATAGATGAGATGCAAAGTAAGTCATCTGTAGTATTTGGGGCATTTACAGCAGACATTAGAGGATTTGCTGAAGAGTTTGGTAGTGCGGTAGGCAGATCAAAATTCCAACTAGAAGAAATGGCATCAACCGTACAGGATACGTTTGTACCTATGGGGTTTGCTAGAGGAGAGGCCGCAGAGCTATCTAAGCAATTAACGGTATTAGCCGTAGACGTTGCATCTTTCAATAATGCTCAAGATATGGATACTATGAAGGCTTTTCAAAGTGCTTTGGTAGGTAATCACGAAACAGTTAGAAGATTCGGCATAGTTATAACCGAGGCTACGCTTGATCAAGAGTTAATGACAATGGGTATTACTAAAGGAGCGCAAGCGGCTAGCAACGCTCAAAAAGTACAAGCAAGATTAAACCTAATTGTCAAAGGAACAACTGATGCTCAAGGCGATGCCGCTAGGACCGCTGGAAGTTACGCCAATCAGGTTAAAGGATTAGAATCTAGCTGGGAAATG